CATACAGAGTAAAGGTTAACCCGGTGATTAGTTCCGAGGCTCGTTCTATGCTTGCGGTATTCAGCGGAGGGGGTGGGTTTAAAATAACATGAGACTACCAAAATATATTAAAATATACCCTGAAAAAGCATCACAATTAAAACAACCGCTTTGTTTTTTTATTCATATAAAAAAATGGGGCATTCCAATTATAGTATTTAAAGCGTTAAGAGAATACAAGGCGCCTTGGTACAAATGGGTTGTCTTTCCTAGCGTGTGTGTAAAAATGATTAGGGGGTGTTTAACATGATGGAAAAGTATTTTAATCAATCTCTTACATGGAAACACGCCGGAGCATTAAACGACTACGGAGAGCCAACATATACCACAACTACAATCAAAGGCCGGAAAGAAAACGGGTTTAAGGTCATAACCGATAAGATGGGAAAGCAAGTAGTATCATCGGCTCAGATTTTCACATTATCCAGCGTGTTAGTTGATGATGTAATTGACAATCAACTCGTTTTAGCGGTGGAAGATAATGTTAAGCTTAACGGTTCCAACCTATACAATACGGTATACCTAACATGAGAACCACAGTAAACATAAAAGGGCTTGATCAACTCAATAAACTTCTTAAAGCAATGCCGAAAGAAGCCACAGAAGCCGCAGAACACGAACTCAAAATAATCGTGGCAGACTTGCAAGGCAAAGCACAGGATCTTGCGCCAGTTGATTTAGGAGATTTGAGAGGCTCGGCATTTTCAGAAGTTGAAAACATGGTTGGAACTGTTGGATTTACAGAGCCTTACGCAATGCGGCAACACGAAGAAATGGAATACAAACACCCAAAGGGTGGACAAGCGAAATTCTTAGAAAATCCATTCAAGCACAATACACCAAAATACATTAAAGGCGTAGGCGATGCGGTGAGAAAGGCGGTAGACCATAAATGAGTTTATTAACAGATGTAAAAGCATTAATGACGGGCGTGTCTAATGTTTATTTAGGCTCTATGCCAGATAAATCAGACCATACCGTAGATAACGCCGTGGCAATCTATAACACCGGAGGATATGCACGATCTCTTAGCGGAACTTACGTTGAAGAACCGACTTTTATGATTAAAGTAAGGAATACATCATATGCTACGGGCGAAACACTGTGCAACACGATAAAAGACTTGCTGCACGGCAAGACAAGCACAAAATTACTAATGATTGAACAGCAAGGCGATATTAACGATTTAGGCGTGGACTCAACCAAGTTGCGGCACGAATGGACAATTAATTTTAGATGTTACTACAGAAGATAATGGAGGAATAAAAATGGCAGAACAAGCAGGATTTATAAACAGAGTCAAAGTATTGGCAGGATCAACACCTATGGTCGGCGCAGGCTCACCAACAGGGTCATATATCACAGGCGTTGACAATTCCAGTTTTGGAAAGCTTTGCGATATGCTAGAAATAACAGCGTTCGGTGATACTTACAAGAAAAGAATGGCAGGACTAAAAGATACATCATTTTCAATCAGCGGCAATTACTACTCAGGAGATACAAACGGGCAGGCTGTATTGATTCCAGGCAATACCGTAATGATTGGCGTTTATCCGTCCGGCCCTAGTGTTGCAGGAGAACAGGTTAATGCGATCGTGGAATCTTACGAAATTTCGTCTGATGTAGCAGGAAAGCAAACATTTACCGCAGCTTTTTCGTGTATCGCTGCGCCAGTAGCATTACCGTTGATCTCGTAAAGGAGGTCTATTATGAGCGAAAGAGCAGGGAAAGACTGCCAAATTAAAATAAGCGGCGCAGCGTTAACCTTAACAAACGCCGCAGTAACTAATATTGACAATCAATCATATCAAATTACAGACGCATCAAAACAGGTTCTTGATTTAGCAACACCTGTAACGGTTAAGGTTGGTGGCAGCACAACGACAGAGTCTTACACCATGAATTACCTTAACGGAAAAGTAACTTTTGCAATAGTTGACGCTGGGCGTGGTACGGTCACAATAACAGGCAAATATTTGCCAATGACAGTTGCGGCCTATGCTCATACATCAAGCGAAAGTATGCAATGTGAGACGCAAGACGTTACCCCGTTTGGTGCAACACATAAAAAACGCATAGCAGGGCTAAAATCGGCATCGGGTACGCTTTCACAATTTAACGTAGCGGATACAATTTATAAAGATGCGTTAATCGCTGGCGTTCCGGTAGTAATCGAAGTTAGACCAATCTCAACCGATGAACCGGACAGATATTTTGCGCTGCTTGAAAGCGCAGAAGTAGCGGCAGCAATCGATGGAGTGCAAGACGAAACCATATCATGGGTTTCATACGATTATTGGATAAGAGCAGGGGCTTAAAACGCCCCTTACACCGTGTTTTATATAAAAGTGATACAGATGTATCACAAAGCCGACAGATTCGGCAGAAGGAGCAATATGTTTTTAACAAGAGAACAGATTTTAAGCGCAGAAGATATCAAGACCGAAGAGGTAGAAGTGCCTGAATGGGGCGGTACTGTTTTGGTAAAGGGCATGAACGGCAAAGAGCGAGACGCGTTTGAAATGTCATTTTTAGATGGTAGCCGCGCAACAACCGAAAACATCAGAGCCAAGCTTGTGTCATTAACCATAATTGATCCAGAAACAAACAAACAACTGTTTACAGTAGCAGACATTGACGCGCTAGGCCAGAAATCCGCAAAAGCGTTAGATCGTGTTTTTGCAGTTGCGCAGAGCTTATCTAAAATCGGTCAAAATGATATTGAGGAATTGGCAAAAAACTCCTAGACCGACCCGAACGATTTTTCTACTACTCGTTAGCCGAAGCACTGGGTTATGCGAGTGTATCAAAGATGCTCGGCGAGGTCACAAGCGAAGAATTAACAGAATGGCAAGCATATTTTAAAGTCAAAGATGATTTTTATAAAGAACAAGCAAAACAAAACGCAGCAAAAGCTAAAGCCGCAAAGCAAGGAAGGTGACAAATGGGTACTATTGCAAATTTAATGATAGAAATAGGGGTTGACCCAAAAGGAACAACGTCCGGTCTATCAAAAGTACAGTATGAAATTAATAAAACTGCAAGCAGTATGAAATCTTTTGGCGGTACAATGACTAAATCGGTTACGGTTCCAATTTTAGGAGCAGCGGCGGCATCCTTTAAACTTGCATCAGACTTGAACGAATCACTTAATAAAGTAGATGTTGCTTTTAAAGATAGTGCTAAAAGCGTTCTTGATTGGGGCAATACTACGCTAGAAAATTACGGCATAGCAAAAGGAACCGCGTTGGATATGGCGGCCTTATTTGGCGATATGAGTACAAGCATGGGGCTGTCTACAAAAGAAGCTTCTAAAATGTCAATGTCTTTGGTTGGGTTGGCTGGTGATTTAGCTTCATTTAAAAACATAGGAATTGATCAAGCTACAACAGCATTAGCCGGAATATTCACTGGCGAAACAGAATCTTTGAAATCTCTTGGAATAGTTATGACAGAAACAAACCTAGATGCTTTTGCTCTTTCAAAAGGCTATACAAAACTTACAAAAGACATGACTGAATCCGAAAAAGTTCAATTAAGATATGCATATATCATTGATAAGACAAAAAACGCGCAAGGTGATTTTTCAAGAACAAGTGACGGAGCCGCTAACCAAATGAGAATATTCACAGAGTCGCTCAAAGAACTTGGCGCAACATTCGGAACCGAAATACTTCCTGTTATTACACCAATAATAAAAGACATAAACGAACTGATTCAAAAATTCGGTGATTTAGACGCAGGAACAAGAAAGAATATAATTGTATTCGGATTGTTTGCCGCTTCATTAGGCCCTTTAATTAGCGGTGCTGGTTCCGTGTTGCAATTAGCAACAAATATCAAAACATTAGCTGCAGCATCTACTGCGGCTAATACCGCTATGGGAGCATCTGGCGCGGCTGGCGAAGCCACGGCGCAAGGCAAAATGCAGACGATGGCAAAGGCGCTCGCTACCGAGAAGGGCATCACCTACTCGAAAGCGCTCATCGAAGTCGGCAAGGCCAATCCGCAACTCTACGCTGACTATCAGCAGGAACGGAGGGCGCAATAAATGGCACGCGAGCAAGGGCTTCAAAAAATCACGCTGCCTGTCACCGCTGATCTTTCCGCTTCGCAGTATTGCTTCGTGAAAGATTCGTCCGGATCCGCTGCACTATGCGGAGCCGGTCAGCAAGCACTCGGCGTTCTGCAAAACGATCCGGCCGCTTCGGGACGTCCGGGGTCGATCGCATTCGGCGGAATCTCCAAGGTGAAATTCGGCGGAACGGTCGCCGCGAACGGATACATTGCATCCGATGCGAACGGGAAAGCGGTAGCGGCCGCATCTGGAGATTTTGCTCTCGGAATCGCCATCGACTCCGCCGTTGACGGAGACATTGGTTCCGCGCAAGTGATGCCGGGGATCGGAAAGGTGTGGTAATCACATGAGCCAAATTTACATGCCCAACAATCCGGTGAAGATCCACAAGTACCTTCCCACAGAAAACGACGTCCACGTTGACTCAATCATGACGGACATGTCCGTCGCGTACCTTCAGGACAACGCGGCCGGCATGGCGTCGAGCGCCTTTCCGCTGAAGCCGGTCCTTCACCAGACCGACAAATACTTCACCTGGCCGAAGGCTGATTGGTTTCGTGACCAAGCCAAAAAGCG